TTTTTTCTGGCACCGAAGTACATATATGCACTTGGTCTAATAATTTTTTATCGACGTATTTTTCTAAATACTCGAACTGTAATTCTGTTCCGCCTCTAGGGCTTTGGTTTCTTATTTTCACTATTAAATACTTTCTGGAGAACATCCATACCTGCAGATGAAACTTGAACAGTTACATCTTGCACAATATCTGGTCCCTCTTTCTTTTCTTTAGATACTTCACCTGTCTTTGTATTTCTATAAGTAGTTATAGTTGTACAATCAATTTTATGTATATTATCCGTTTTCATTCTCTCTGTTTATCAAAGCATAACTTATGGCACCTTGTATTGTATTACTGCCGGTTGCTGCTTGTACTGTTATAGCATCACCTGCTTCTAAATTCAAGCCTTGAGGTGTGGCATTTACTTGAGATTTGGCAGCCACTTCATCTCTAAAAAATTCATACTCAGTGCTTGAATCAGATGAATCAACTAAATTCATCTGTACTAAAACACCTGAAGATGCATCATTGTTTGCACAATATATACTTTTAACTATAATTGCTCCATCACTAGGACAGGTAAGCACTGTAGCTTTATTTACATCGGCTTGTTTAAAACCTTGATTTTTATATTGTATTGTCATGACATGAAATAGTTAAAAGCATCTTGTTCATTTTTTAAATCTTGTTGAAAAGAAAAATTAAGTTGTTGTTTCATAGTGGTTAAAGACTCTATAATCTGTCTTTGATTGTCTACTTCATATTCTTCTTTTGGTTCAGGTATGTAATTTGTTATTTTAGCCACTATAGTAATCCTGTATTTGGATCCTCTCTGTAACTTCTACTTACTCTAGATCCAATGTCTCCCGCGGATCTACGAGTTTGAATACTTTGAATACCTCCTCCACTCGGAGTGGAAAACTCACCACCACCCGGAGTATCCTCTGCTATTTTAATACCTTCGGTTATTCTCATTTTTCCTTGTGGAGTCATATCTTGAGTTATAATTTTATTTCTGTTTTTTGACATAAGATCACTAATGGTATCATATTTACCTCGTATTTTTCCTGATCTATATCCACCTACTGTTTTAGGTCCAAAAATTGAATCAAATATACTTAAGGCCCCTCCTGTTGGGACATCTGTAAGTAAGCCATCAACATTTTTACCTTCAAAAGTTTGCAAAGCGCCTGTTTTTACATTTCTATATACTTTTAATTCTGTGGGCACAAAGTCTCCTACCTCTTCATCATAAACTTCTCTATAAACAGTTTGCTCAGTATTAGGATCTAGATATCCAAATAAACCAAATCCAGTTTTGTCGTCATCATCACGTCCGGGAGTTTGTGCTATTTGTTGTTGTTGAAGTAATAATAATTGTTCTGGAGTTAAACCAGAGGCAACCTGTGGAACGATAGGTTGAAATTGTTGTGTTGAACTTCCAGCTTGAAAGATAGGATCTATTGAAGGCACTCCTTGATTTAAATATGCTTGTGCTAAATTAAATAAAACGTTTGACATTATCTTCTTCCATCTGGTTGAGCATCTAATCTTAATGTTCCATATCTCCAGCTTTCGCCTGTAGAATCATTTTCTATTTTAAGAGATACTAATCTACCTCTTGCTCGTGTATCTACTTTATCAGTTGTTGATGTAACTGTAAAGGGGCCAAGTGGAGAACTAACTGGAGTGTCATCTGGGAAATCACTAATAAATAAAGTTATTTTAGCGTTGCCAGTTTGATATTTAAAATCTGGAATAAATCTTCTAACAGACATAATAAACTCTCCATCTCCTCTATAATCAGCCACACCCGTTGCTTGACCTAAAGCACTTCTTCTCGAAGTAATATCATAGTCTCCAGATCTAATAAATGCAGGTATGGCGGTAGTTCCAGATATATCTACCTGATCGGTTCCTTTTTCATGCTCGTAGTAAATAGAGGCTCCGTATTTATTTGTTATGCCTAAAATATCTGGAAAGACTGGAGTTAAACTATCACCGTAATCCGTGGCATAAGGCAAATCAAATACACCTTGGTCCTGATAAGTTGTTCTGTCAAGAGTAGAAGTAGTCCAACAATTCTCTGCATAATTGTAAGTTACACATCTATCAATTTGCTCAGATCCATCTTTAGGATAAAACCAATTTACTTCTGTGTATAAGTTATTTGCTCCTGCAAAAATTACATCACTAGAGTCAAAATTTAATCCTAAATTATCTCCATCAGTTGTAAACACAAAGTCTTCTACAAGTGATGGTAAAGATTTAACAGTTCCATCATAAGCAAAAAATCCTCCTTGTGTTCCCATCCAGAAAACAGCTCCGTTAACATAAGCGGCTGCGTGTTGACCGATACAACCACAATTAGTTCCTACTTGTCTAACTGAAAATGTAAAAGGTGGACCAACAAATTGTATAACATAAGCTGCTAAATCTGTAAGAACAAACACATAATCTTTTCCTTGAAGCGCTGCTCTAATCTCATTACCAGTGTCCAATCTAAATGTACCAGCAGTATTAGTGGCTGTTGGTGCATAAGTATTTAAATCTTCTTGATTAGAAAATCTTACAAACATGGGATCTTGAGTAGCTGGAGTTCCAATTGTTGTCTCAGTTCCAAAATGAAAAACATGTCTGTCTCTATCTGAGACTAAGGTAAATCTGGTTGCTGTAGGATTATTTGTGGTTTGAAAATTACTGGTTGTTTTTGATGCTCTTATAGTTCGAGGGTTTGTAGCACCGGCGTCCCATGTAAAAGTTTCTCCATTAAATATTGTAGCTACTAAAACCTGACCAAAATTATCAAGGCTCCAGTTTCCGGGATCCAGAACCACTGAACTAGTTGCTCTTGCCGTGCCCCAAGTAGAGGCTCCCCATGTGGATGTACTCCATCCATATCCAGTTGTTTGTGTAGTTGGTCCTACTATTACGTATGGATTAATAGTGGCTGCTCCAACGGCTGTCATTCCAGAACCTGTTTCAACACTAGGTAGCTGAACTGTAAATTTATCTACGTCTGGAACGGTTAATATTTCATAAGCTTTTTCTAAATCAGCCGCTGCAAATCCACTAGCACCTGTAACAGTAACACTTGACAAAGTAACATATCTACCAACTTCTAAATTATGAGATGCTTTGTTAACAGTAAGTACATTTGAATTATTAACGGTAGTAAGAGTAGCACCAGTGATAGCTGTGTCTAACGGAGTGATGTCATAAAAATCATTTCCGTAATATAAAAATAATCCTTGAGATGTCCCAATGGCTGCATATTTTTCTCCGGCAAAACTACTAAAAGCAACTTGAGCTCTAGCTGCTCCCGGTAATGTTTTGTTAGCTGCGGTTAATTGTAACCAACCACCTATTTTTTCAGGTAAACCATAACGAAATCTTACATTATCACCATCTGTCCATTGACCTTCAGCCCCGGATTCGGTATCTTGTTTATTGAATCCAGCCTTGAAATTTAATTTTTGTAGCATAATATAGCGTTATATAATAGATTTTTTAAGAATGAAAGACGGAAAATGATTAACATAATAGATAAAAATGGCATCTTTAATGAGCAAAGAACCAGTATAAATGTAAGTTATATTAGAAATGTAAATATTATATTTGGACAATACGCCTTTCCCGATCATATCCACAATTTAATGTTAGAAGTAAAAAATAATTTAGATCCTAAAATGAAAAATTACACTCATGTTAAAGGAGGTATGACAGATTGGAATCACTTTAAAGGTCATCCTTTGTTTGAAAATTTTTTAAATTTTGTGATAGCTAAACACACCGTCTCTCATCCAGAAGTATTTTTACATTTTAAAGATAAATTTAAAATTATAAATGCATGGGGCAATAAAATTAATAAAGGAGACTATTTAACTTCTCATATACACCCTTGTTATCATGGCATTTTATATCTTTCTGAAGGTTGTCCTCTACAATTACCTGAAATAAATTTAGAAATTATACCTGAACCCGGTAGTTTTTACATATTTCCTCCTTACATATTTCATGGATTTAATCCATCTGAAAGTGAGAAACCTAGATACAGTTTAGTATTTAATATAGTTGAAGCAAATAATGGAAACGGATTTGTTTATGATGAAAAAATAAGGAAAATAGATGAAAAAACGAGAAGCTAGTTTAAATAATTTTATAGGTATTTACGATAATTATATAACTAAAGAAGAGTGTGATAGAGCCATACAATTATTTGAAGACCAAGATAAATTTAATCGAACTATAAATAGACAATCTTTTGAAAAAGTTTCATCATTACAAAAACAAGATCAACAATATTTTGCTAATCCAAATGTAATACATTTTTGGTATGAAGAGTTAAAATCTTTGATGGCAAATTATGATCAGGCTTTAAAACATTATGAAGAATTAACTGGATGTGCCAAAGCATTTGATATTGAAACTTTTAAATACACTAGTATTAAAATTCAAAAAACTTTACCCACAGAAGGATATCATGTTTGGCATGTAGAACATAATTCAGATTTTGAAAGTTCTAAAAGAGGTTTGGTTTTTAGTGTTTATTTAAATGATGTAGAAGAAGGTGGGGAAACAGAGTTTTTACATTTTTCAAAAAGAGTAAAACCAAAAGCGGGCAGAATAGTTATTTGGCCTGCTAGTTTTCCTTACGTGCATAGAGGAAATCCACCATTATCAGGTGAGAAATATCTTTTGACTTCGTGGATGATGTTAAGATGATGTATAAGATGTAGGTCTAGCGCCTAATCTATTTATCTTTTGTTCAGCTGTTTCACCATCAAGAGTATCATTATCCCAAGTTTCTTGTAGTTGTGCTAAGTGTGCAGCGTCCCATTTAACTATAAATAAATCAGTAAAATTTCCAAAACCAGCTTCGGCCCAACTTTTATTTCTTCCAAAAGTTCCCGGTTTCATTTCTACGCAATCAGCATGATCATTTTGATCATCTACATATTGAATTGCGTGAACGTTATCCCATTTTGAATCACTCCAAAATGCATCGTCATCTATTTTGTAT